TTAACTGCCTTTTAAACCTAATTGAAAACTTCTCTTTAGGCAATTCAAGCCCCAATCCTTTTACAAGATTCAACGGGTCTCCTTTTTCTACATTTGAATTTTCCAAGATATTAATTTCTCTTTCAATTCTTTCTATTGACATGCCTGTACCGATTGATAGGGCTTCGATTAATTGGCTCTTTTCCATTTATTTAATTTTACACAAATTTACAAAAAAATTATATTAAAATCAAATTAATGACTTATTTATAGCCCTATTTCGCCGTGCTATTTCACTATTACTTGACCTTATTCCGCTTGCCGTTCCGCTCTCACTACCTGTTTTAGAACCAACTCCAACGGCATATGATATTTGCTTTAAATCATTTTTACTCAACGACAAAGAAACACTTTGAGAACTATTTGTTTTTTGCTTTTGAGCAACTGAGTTAAATAAAAATGCTGGTGCGCTGCTTATTACCCCGCCCCTCTCAAATCTGTCTCCATACCCATCTAATGAATTTAGGATACTTGCACCTCTTAAACGTTTTGAGTTATGTCTATTGATAACTACCATAACCTCGTCACGTTCAACCTCAAAACGGTTGCCATCGCTTCCAATGTATTGAGTGCCTCCCTGTGAATGTAAGTTTCCACCTGCAATGCCTACTTTACCCCCCCTTTGAAACTTTTGCTTAGATATGTTAGCCGCCTGTATTGCACTCGTTGCCAATATGAAAGCGGATGCTATACCCCCAGTTATAGGCCCCAATGTGCTAAGTGCCTTAACTATTGCAAGTGCCGTCTCAATTCCCAACTGAGCTAATGCCCTCTTTTTACCTTTCTCTGCGAACTCTTTTGATAATGCGTCTTTTTTATCTTCTAATTCACGTCTTAATGCCTTTTCTTCATCTGCATTTCCTTTAGCTTGTTCAATACGTGTAGCGTAGAACTTTTCTAAGGCTGCGGTCTGATTTGCTAATTCTGTACGTTGTTGGTCGTCACGGCTTTTAAAAGACGCTGCTATTGCTTTGTCTGCTAAATCAAAAACACCGTCCCTAACTTGCTCTAAATTCTTTTCATGCTCCTTTTGTCGCTTCTCTTTATCCTTTAATTCATCTTTTGTAATCGCTAATCTATCTTTACTCGCCTTTCTTTCAGCATCGGTTAAATTCTTTTGAGTAGATTCTATTTGTTTTTGTAAATCGGCTACTCCCTTATCGTTAATAAACGGCTGTTGACCGCTCAATGCTAAGGCGTTATTAACATCTAATACAGATTGTAAAGCAGTTTTTAGCGTGTTTAATTTTCGGGTTATGCCCTCGATGTTATTCTCATCATCTTGAACATTGATTTTAAGACTAATTTTGCCTTTTTCTGAATCGCTTATTTCTGAAAGGTCTAATTTATCCCTTAAATCCTGTATCTTAATAGCACCCTCATTTGTTGCCCGTTCAATCTCGGTAAATTGACCCTCTAATGATAGCTTTAGTTTTTCTAAATTATCTGACTGCTGTTTTTCAATTGCCTTTTGGTCTAAGGCTGCATATTTTTCATTAATAGACTGGATACGTCTTTGGTGTTCATCCGTTTCCAACTCAATCAAATCATTACCCTGCTTTTCAATCGTTGCCCTTTTCTCAACCGCTAATTTAATTAAATCATTTGCCTGTTGGCGGCTTATATCACCATCTCTCAATAGGTTTTCTGCACGTTTTCGGGCTTCATCTTCTAATTGTTGACCCTCACTTCCTATAATGTTTAAACGCTCCTCAAAACGTGCCTTTTCATTTTGTAGTTCCCTTGTCTGTTCATCTTTGATTGCATCGGCTTTGGCTCTCTCTGAATCCTTTGTAAATTTTAATTGCGCTTTTGCTGCATCTGCATTGATTTTTAATATCTCTGCTTCAATATCAAACGCCTTTTTAACTTTTGTGTCCTTTCCTAAATTAGCTGAACCGCCTCCGATGGTTGTTTTAGGCTCAATAATATTAGCCTTTTCGGATGCTTTATCGAAATTATCTATTTCATCATTTGCCCGTTTTACAACTTTTGCGAGGTCGTTGACATTGTTTTGCGCTGCAATAACTCTATTATTTAAATCGGCTGCAATACGCCCACCATTGCCCCCGCTACTCTTTACCGCTTCATCACGTTGCTTTATTAGCTTGCCTAATTCAGTTCGTGCCGCTTGGAAATCACTTACCAATATAGCCGCATCTTTGAGTAATTTAACTTTGCCTTGTTCTTTATATTCGGCTGTTAACCTTTTTTGTATCTCTGTTAATTCCGCCGCCGTTTTACCCTCTAATTGATAATCTTTTACACTTTGAGGGCTTAACTTTTGAAGTTGCTCGATAGCCTTTTTCTTTTCTTCTAATGTTGACTTTTCGTTTTTGAGTATTGCAAAGGAATCTTTAATGATTTTTTGACCAGTTGCCTGTTGCTCGTTAACGGATTGTATCGTTTTAGATAACTTATTATTTGCCTCTACGCTTTTATTTGTTTCTCTGTTCAAATATTCGTAAAGCGGGATGATACCCGTTATTGTTCCAAATACTTTTAATATACCCCCTGCTAATGCGAAAAAACCCTCAGTAAGAGGTATCAATACATCAATCAGTCCTTTAAAAGCCTTTTCAAAGCCACTATTGACAAAACCGTTTGTAATTGCATTTGATAGCTTTTCAAGTGAACCCGCTAAAGTGTTATTTTTGACATTAAATTCATTTGTGATTGAATCTTGACCTTTTAGGGCTTCGGTTGCTATCCTTGTTCTTTCTGCGAGTAGTTGCTGATTTTGAGATAGTTTTAAAAATACCTCTAACTCGCCTTGTCCGTCAATCTTCAATGTTTTCAGTATGTCAGATAAGTCTGTATTTGATTTACCTAATTGACCAACCTTGCCAATAACTAAGTTTAGAGCGGCATTTAAATCAGTATTTAGTAAATTACTGAACTCTTTTAAATCTAAGCCCAAAACTTTTGCTACGTTTTTTCGGTCTCCACTTATTGAAGTCAATAAACGATTAATAGCCGTACCCCCACGCTCTGCATTGACATTTAATTCCTGCAATGTTGTTGATAAGCCTAATATTTGACCCGTTGTTAATCCTAATGATTTACCTACGCCTCCGATACGATTAGCAAAATCACTAATCACGGGTGAAGTGGCTGCACCGCTTTGGCTTAATACATTTAAGGCATTACCAATATTTAATAGGTTTTTAGCGAGTTTATCACCGTTGCTTTCTTGACCGAAAAGTACATTTGATAATCTACCTATTTGGTCTGTGATTTCGGCTGCACCACCTTGGAACTCGTCACCCAATGCAACGTTTAATTTATCTATTGCACTTGTAAACTTTAATATATTGCTTTCTCCTGTTACTCCTAATTGACCGCCAATTGTAGCTATTTTTAATAATCCATCTATTGATGTACGTGTATCTAATCCCTTAAGCGATTCAGTCAATCGGTCTATCTCATTGGCTGTTAATCCTACAGTTTTGACAACGTCCGCCTTTAGGTCACTTATTTGAGCATTGATTTGTATGCTTTTTGCAAGTGCAACGGCTGCAACTGCTATGCCTCCTAATATTGCGGCTGTTCCTGCTAACCTTGCACCTCCATCAGCTAAACCACTAAAGTTTTCTGCTGCTTGACCTATTGATGGGTTAATTTGGCTAAACGCTTCTAATATTGCTGTTTTATAATTTCCTACATTCCTGCCATAAGTTCCAAAAGACGCATCAATAGTTTTTAACTTTCCATCGACTAAATTAATGTCTTTTAAAAAAGCCGCTCCAATTGGTGAATTACGGTCAACCTCAGATAAGTCTTTGAACTTGTTTTTTAAAACCGATAATGTTGCCGACAATTCTCTATAACTTCCTGTTCCCTTTTCGGCATCGGCTGCAATTTGTTGACCCGTTGCCCTACTTTGGGCTTGTAAGTCCTTTTGAGCGTTCTTTAATGCGGCTGTTTGCTTTTCAAGTTTTTCATACTCAATCGTACCAAATTTAGCACCTTTAAACGCTTCGTTTGTTTGCTTTAAAGCCTCAGTAAGTTGTTTTTGATTTGATATTTCTTTCTCAATGCCGTTTACTTCTAATGTAAACGAAATTACTTTTGGCATATGTTTATTTGTTTAAGCTACTTAAAATTTATCTTATTTCTCTTTGTAATTGCTCAATCGCCTCATCTAAACTTAATTGTAAAAACGCTGCTAAATTAACCAACTCCATTGCATCGTCAATATTTTCAACGCTTGCCATTTCATTTATCCACCCAGTACGACGTCCATTATTTGAATACCTGTAACTGTTTTTCGTTGGAATCTCGCCTTTGAAATGTAATTTTGCAGTATTTACAGCGAAGAAGTACTTTTGAGTGTTCGTTAACTGAGGGGTACGTTTTTGAAAGTAGTTGTACAATTCTGTAACATGGGTTTGGAAACTACCTAATTTCTTGACACGCTCTGACGGTTCTAAATCTAAATCAATGCCGTAATCATTTACAAGTATCTCGCCGCTCAAAACTCCGTTTAACTTATCCTTTATCCGTTCTTCAAAAGAATTTTCTAATGCGCCTGTAAGAGTATGCCCTTGGTTGCGTAACTCTTCTTTGCCTTTCTCACTAAGAAACTTTAAAGCCTTATCAAAATTAGATAGTAGTAGCTCCCTTGCTGTCATTCAATATCTTTTTGTAATCTTCAATGAATTTTAATTCAAGTTTTCTTATTTCTTCTGCCAATTTAAACGAAAGTGAAAGAGGGTTTAATAATCCCGATTCCCTAACTACTATGCGAACCGATAATTCATGTTCTTTTTTCCAGTCAAGTAGTTCTGATTGTCTAATTAAAGTTTTTTCTTGTTCTGTCATAATTTTTGTTTTTAGCACTCTTTACAATTATTTACGTGACCGATTTGCTCGATTGTGGGTTCAAAGAAGTCTTTTTCAAGTATTGAATCAGAGCATCCGCAAAATATGAGTTTTGTTGAATACCCTATGTATTGCGTGCCTTGACCCCATGATTGAAAATCCAAACTTTCTGAACTTATATAGTCTCCTAATTCTTTGTTTAAATCAACTATAACAGACAAAGGATATAAAGCCACATAATTAGCAATATACCCCTCAGTAGCCCATTTATTTACACCGTCAATTGTGTATAACCTATAATTGAGTAACTCGCTTACAATAGAGTTTAATGTGCTTAATGTTTCATTGTCGAGTTCGCCCCTTGTTCTTATTGTAGGTACATCGCAGGTTTTACACTCAAGTACATCCGCAAAAGTTATGTAAAAATCGTTACATACAGTTTTAGCCTCTAATCTTGTGCGCTTTGAATCTTTTGATTCTAAAAATAAAACGCCAGGTTCAATGCGCATTGTATTAGGGTCTTGACCCGCTGCAAACCAATCACGAGCGTAGAACTCACCTTGCAAAAAGTCATTGTATGTTTTGTTTCCACTTGGAGATGTGAAAGACGCTTCATTATCGCAATAAACGAACGAATTCAAGCCGCCAACGTCAAGTCTCTTACTGAATCTTACTATATCGTAAAATATGCCAATTATATGTTTTCTTGTCAGCATTTTAATTTATTTTAAAAAAGCCAATTACTATTTAAAATAATTGGCTTTTGTTTTTTAATCATATATCTCGTATTCCATCTCCCATGCTTTGCGCTGAGTTATGGCTTCTTGTTCAGTTTTAAATAATTCCTGAAACCTTTTATTTTTTATTTTTAAAAAAGCCATCCAATATACATAGA